TCGTCGATGGAGGAGCCGCTGCAAGTATCGTGGGTCGAACCTGTTGCGTGTCTTTCAGCAGCGCGAGATTGGCGGAGAGAGTGGGATTCGAACCCACGGTGGTATCGCTACCACGCCGGTTTTCAAGCGCGAATCCTTCCAACAATCAACAACTTGCGCCAACATCTGCCCGCAATTGTATCAGGGGGTTAGGTGTTGGCGGCGGTGGGGCAGGGATGGCGATTATTGACGGCGCTGTCCCGCCAGTGTCCCATGGGACCGACTTTCTCCGCTGGCATGTCGCGATGTCGAATGAAACGATCCCAGTTCGATTTCCCGATCCGTTCACCGTCAAGCCATTCGGCTCCTCGGCGGAAGTGCAGTTTGTAGACACGAGAGAGCTTTCGAGCTGGTGCGCCAATGAAGTTGCCGCGTGGGAAGGTCTACGTTCCGTAGCTTCAAGCGATTTGGGCATCCTCTCGAAGTTGTCGCAAAGGCTTCTGAGCTTCTATGAGGGCCTGAAGAACAATGCCGCAAATATCGAAGTGGAGGCGGCAGACGGAATTTTTGCAGGCAAGCCACAAGCGATCCAGGGACTGAGCCGCATAAGTAGCGCTCTGCAGCACATTGCTACTGGCGCTATGGCAAGCACGAGTTCGCGCGGCTCAGCGCAAGCATTGTCAGTCTTGCCGAACAACCCGACAGGTGCTGCCGCGATTCTCCTCTTGTACTCCTCGGAATATCAGCAACAGTTTCGGGGCAAGATACCTGGTGACGCCAATCTACTCGACATCCTGCGAAGCCTCCTTGAGAGCGGCCGTCCGAGTGGAGACGAACAAGCCCGAGCTACATTTGAGCATGCGTTTGGCGATCTGAGAAATCGCGCGCAACAAGAGTTGCGAGACGTACAGTCTTTCTTAGCGCAAGAGAAAGGCGCTTCAGAGAAGCACTGGATCGAGCGTTCGGCGGCAGCCTCGGAACGGGACAAGAAGTGGCTCGATGAGTTGGGCGGCATCAAACAGCAGTGGGGGGAGCTGCGGAAAATCTATGACGAGACGCTAGCTCTCAGCGCTCCAACGACATATTGGTCTGCCAAGCAGGTGCGACACCGAGGAATGTCTATCCGCTACGCCGTCGCCTTTGCGCTGATGGTAACGGCTGGGATGATTGCCTTCTGTGTTTGGGGCTTGCCAGTCTTGAGCGCGGCTTCCGAAATGTCTGCCGGGGGAGGCGCCTATGTTCCCCGTCTTCTGGAAATCGCTATCCCTGCATTCCTCGCCATCTGGGTGCTTCGCATCGTCGGTCGGCTGTTGTCAACGCATTTGGAACTGATGGAGGATGCTGGCGAGCGCGCGACTATGGTGAAAACGTTCTTGGCTCTGATGCATGACCAAGCGAGCGGGAAGGCGATGGTTCAAGACCAAGATCGCATCCTGATCTTAAGTGCGCTATTCCGTCCTTCGGTTAGCAAAGGCGTTGACGACGCACCGCCAGCGAGCTGGTTTGATGTGCTGATGACACGAATCAAAAAGGACTAGGCCGCATAGCTGGCCGGCGTGTCGTATCTTGCCGCGTCCGATACGAGGTTTTGCTCCATGGAAACACGATATGTCGTCACGCGAGACCTGACGGTTCTCAATCCCGAGCATGGCGCAGACGCTGGCATCGGCTCGTACGTCACCGCCGCCTATAACGCGTTCGTTGACGGGAGGCACGGATGGGATATCAGGAAGGAAGATCCAGAGTTCGATGTGGTTCCGGTAACGCTTTTCAGCCCGGGCGATGAGCCGATGTCGATCGACGATCGCCGGCGATGGGACGCCGCGCTGCGCAGGTTCGGTCTCCAGGGTAACTAGTTGCCCCCCGGCGTCGCCACGATTCCCCGCCACCGGCAAGCATTGCAGCCCGGACCGCCACACCTCGGGCACCAATCGAACCGCCATAGCGCGCGATGCCGCTGGAAGCCTCCGCACGCGCACGCTCTGCCAATCTCGGTCAGCGAGCCAGCCTGGTGCAGCCCGCAGCCGAAGTCGCCGCAGCGGTCGCACACGCTCGCAGGTAGGGCATGAAATGGAGGGGCGCGGGAAGGGTCTAGCGCGGGGAGCTTGCGGGCCATGCCGGCATAGTGCGCGGGACGATCTCAAGACGCGCGACAACTGCCCCTGCGGCGCTAGACTTTGCGGATGACCACGACCTCCGAAAAGCTCGCCGCGCTTGAAGCGGACCTTCCAAAGCTCCTCGCCGAGTACGGACCCGACCACGTGATGGACGCCTTCGCGGCGCGCGCCGATGACATCGTCGACAACCTCGCGACAGAAGACGAGTTCCGCTCCGTGATGGATCGCATCGATGCCATGCTCGAGGCGCACGGCCTCGGCGGACTCAGGGACTAGGCCTCGACGGGCTCGACTAGGTCTTCGCTGTCGTTCTTCGGCGTGCCGACGGCCTTCGAAACCGGGTAGTACTCTAGCGGCGGCTCTTTCGCCGCGTCGAGCAACGCGCGCGCATCATCGACAGATCCAGCGAGCCAGGTCGACCAGTCAGCCGGCGGGAGGATCACGGGCTGCCGATCATGGATGTCGCCGGACACGATGCCCGGCGGACCGGTAACAATCGTGTAGGTGTGCAGGGGCTCCGCGTCTTTCTCCGGGCGCCACGTCTCCCACAGACCAGCGAACAGCATCAGGTCGACGTGCGGGGAGTGGATGAAATACGGCTGCTTCGGCGGCTTGTCGCCCTTCCATTCGAAGTAACCGTTCGCTGGCACGAGGCAACGCCGGCGCTTGAACGCTTCGCGGAACATCGGCTTCTCGTGCACCGTCTCAGCGCGCGCGTTGATCGCCTTGTAGCCGATCTTCGTGTCCTTCGCCCAGAACGGCACGAGACCCCAGCGCAGTTCCGCAATGTGCGGATCACCGTCGGCGTTGAGACCAACGATGGGGGACTCCTGCGTCGGCGCGAAGTTGTACCGCGGCTTGCGCGAGTTCACCGACTCGATCAGATCACCGACCCAGCTCAGCTCTAGATCGCTCGGAACGACGCGACCTCGCGAGATGGGTCCGTAAAGGGCATAGCGTCCGCACATGCCCCAACTATACGACAGCGCCCGCCGTCGCGGCTTGCTTGCGGCATCCCTTCCGGGTGCGGTGCGCTGACAGCGGGCGAGAGGATGATCCGGGCTCAAGCGTGGTGCGTCTGCCGGCAATCGCTGCGGAGGGGCGTAGGAAATCGCCCATGCGGGTTGTCCGATCAATGCGGCGTCCACCCACCATTCGAGGCTCCCGCCGTACACGGCGATCCTCGACGCGACATTCTAAACGGCTGAGACGGATTCGAGCGTAGACTCCTCAGAGCTATCCCGCTCTAAAAGAAGACCTAAGGTGCCGATAAATGCACAAGACGAGAGGACATGTCGTGTTGCTCGAGCCAACATCGACGCTTGGCCGTATCTATGCCGCCGGGGAAAACAATGGCATCGAGAAAGAATCGCAAGGCCCACTGCTGTTCTGCAGTGAGATGACAATGGACAGCCCATTTGGAATTGCTGTGGTGCGTCCGCTCAAAGGTGGCGGCTATGCGCAGATGCTAATCCCGTATCACTGTGTTGTGGGCATCTGGGATGTGACAGAAAAGTCGCAAATGCCGTTCGGATTTGTTGCGCCCGCAAGCGTCATAGCAAGTTGAGGCTGATGCAGAGGGACAAAGGGCCAGTGTCTCGCCTGACGACCTAGCTGTTGCTGCCGCTGGCTTCGCTTCTACGAAGTGCTGCGTACGTTTTTGTCCCTAGAAGCGAGGCGGCTACCATAGCGTCGATTTGTCGGACGGCCCCTTCATCGCGTCCGTATTGCACCATACGCGACGCAGCGCACTCGTAGGCCTCCCAACGCTGCGCGCGACAACGTGCGTACTCCGCGTAGAGCTCATCTTTCGTGGCGCTCTCGATATCCATGGTGACTGAGCATGCACGATCGGCGTGAACGGTCAATGGCTGGAGGGTCGCGAGGATCAAGCCGCCTTCCGCATCAGCGCGTCTAGGTTCCGGCGCAGCCCCTCGCCAAGCGCCAGCGGCTCCGCGAGAGGCTGTCCGCCCCCATCCGGCGGCGAGGGCTCCATGCCGATATTCGCCCCTCCGATGAATGCCTTCACGAGATCCGTCGGGAACCCCGCTTCCGTGAGGCGCGCCGCGTAATCGTTCATGGCGTCGACAAAGAGGCTCGACCCCTGCGCCAACGCCGTGCGTCCCGTGCACACGCCAAGCATGGTCGCCAGTATGAAGCAGTCATTTTCGAGCCGCTCAAACCTTTCGGTATCGGTCATGTTCCAGTCCTCTTTTCGATTCGGATCAATTGAGGCCTAACCAGCCTTGCGAGTGTCTCGCCAATCTCTTCCTTCGTGCCGCCTATGACGGAGCCTTGTACGTTCACATGGATTTGAACGCCGCGGCCGCTGCTGACTCCAACGCCACCACCACCACCGCCGCCCTCCGGGCGAGGCGCAGGAGCCGGAGCGGGAGCCGGACCCTCTGGACTGCCGCCCGATGCTCCGGTCTGCGGGTTGTCACCGGTCGGACCGCCGCCGCCTTTCTCCTTGCGGATGTTCGCCATCTTCAAGGCGTGGAGCTTGTTCTCAAGGTCGATCAATTGCCGGTATTCGGCGCTATTCAGCGTGCCGTTGGCGCGCGCTTCCGCTTCAAGGTCGGCCAGTTTCTTCGCGTGCCGGCGATCCTCGATCGAGAGATCATTGCCGAGCAATTGATCGATCTGATCTTGAAGGTCTGTTGCCTCATCCTTCATCCGGTTGGCGGCGGCCTCGGCCTTGCTGGCAGCTTCCGTCAGCTCCTGGATGCGCCGCTCGATCAATCCGGCAGCGCCGCCAGCAAGCGGACCGAGCGTAGAGAGCAGGTACTTGGCTTCATCCAGCGACAGGTTCGTAAGCTGGGCTGACTGGCTCAGGCGCTCGTTGAGCAACTTGAGCGCGGCGGCCTGCTCCGGGCCAATCGCGACGATTCCCTGCATTGCCGCTTGCGTGCCTTGCAGAGCGGTCGTGTATCCTTTCTGTCCATCGGCCGCTCCCTTCGCAGCTTTTCCGGCGTCCTCGATCGCGGCGCCAGCGTCCTCGGCGGCTTGCTTAGCGTCGTCGAACCCCTTGGCGATGTCCTGTCCCGACTTCTTGCCGATGATGCCGGCCTTTTCCAGCGCATCGGCGATGCCCAGCGCGGATGCCTGCACCTCAAGCTGACTCTCGACCTGCGCGCGGTTGCTCTCGCTGCTTTCTGCCGCCGCCGCACGCGCCGCCTCGGCGTACACCTTGAAAGCGCGGATCACGTCCTCCTGTGCAGCGACGCCCTCGCGCGCGCCCTGGACGACCGCTTGAAAGGCTTCGCGTGCGTTGTCCCGCGTCGCTTCAAGTTGGCGCTGTGACTTGATGCCGAGCAATTCAAACTGCGACGCGAGCGGCGAGACGGATGCCGTTACGCTGCGGATCTTTTCTTCCAGGTCGCGGTGCGCTGCGGCCAATTCCTTGACGCCCACCAGGCCCCGCTGTGCAGCCGCCTCCAGCGCAGCGCCGAGCGCCTCCGCCTCTTCCTTGGTCTTGGTTCCAGCAAGCGCGGCATCGAACGCTGCGGCGATCGTCTGCGCGCTCGCCTGCGCGTTCTCGGCCACCGCGGTAAACGTCGCGATAATGTCCGCGCCGGACTTCGTGATCTTCTGGCCGGTGTCCTCAGCCTTCACGCCCAAGCGCTCAAGCGCGGCTTCAAGCGTCGCCTTCAGCGTCGCGCTGGTCGATAGGCCGGCGCTTCCGACCGACTCGATGGCCGCCGTCGCCGCGGACTGGAACTTGAGCAGGTCTGCGCCGGACAGCTTCTTGAGGGATTCCAACAGGGTGGCGTCGAGCGTCTCGGCGGCTCTCTCGCCGCGCGCGGCAACGGCGTCGAAGCCCTGCGCGAAGTCGCCAATCTCTTGAACCCCCTTGTTGAAGTCGAAGCCTTCGAACGCACGCTTTATGAGTTCGCTGGCTGCCTTGGCGTCGTTGCTGACTTCCCCGAGTGCGGCAGCAATCTTTGTCGCGCCCTCGCTCAATCCGCTAGCCGCGTCTGCTCCAACTTTCGACGTAGCCGCCAGCTGCGCATTGACGGCGCCGATCTCGACCTCGACGGCGGCAAGCTTCGCCTTGGCATCCGCGAGGGCGATGGCGTCGCCAGCGATGCGGGCCTCTGCCGCAAGCGCGATATAGAACCGCTTGGCGCCCGCGAGTTGTTCGTCGTACGCCTGCAGCTGCTCGGCGGTCTGGCTGCGCAACGCCTCAGCGGATTCCAACTGCACGTCGGCAAATTGCTTCGTTTCGTCCTTGACCCGAGCGATCTTCCGCGCCAGTTTCTCCGCGCCTTCGGCCAGCTCCGCTTGCTTGTCCGCCAGGTCGCGGTTTGCCTCGCGCAGTCCGTCAAGCGCGTCGCCGAGCTTGATGGCCGCGTTTAGCGTGAACTCGATTGCCGCAGCGGCGACAGCAATCTTGATTGTCGCGGGAATCCCGCGGACGGCGGCGCCAAGCTTGCCGAATGTGCCGGCCGATTCTCCGGCAGCCTTCGCGGCGATTGCCGCTGCAATCGCGCTTTTCTCCAGAGCGGCCGCGCCGTCAAGAATGGTCCCGGCGAACTTCAGCCCTTGGAATACAACGTAGGTCTTCGCAAGGGTGAGCAGCGCGCCGGAGTATTCGACGACGAATCCGGTAACGCCTTTGATGACCTGACCGGTTGCAACGATGCCGTCGCTGATCGACTTCGCAAGCGCCTGCAGACGACCATCCTTGGCAGCCGCATTCACCTCGTCGTTTAGGGTCTTGAGTTCCTCGCGGAAGAAGTCGAGTGCGCCGGAATGGGCGATGGTGTTGAGAAACTCGGTAGCCGAGTCCTTCAGCTTTTGCAGCTGCGCATCCGTGTCGCCGAGTTCATCGGCGCCCACGCCAGAGCGGAGCTTTCCGAGTTCGCCGACAAGGCCCTTGATGCTGTCGCCCGTCAGCTTTCCTTCGTTCGCCAGCTGGCGAGCACGATCGGCGGAGACGCCCATCGAAGCGCCGAGCAGGTCGAACACTGGAATACCGAGCTGCGTCAGCGACACGAGCGACTTGAGGCTGACTTCGCCCTTGATATTCGCTTTGCCGAGCGCATCGATGGTCGCAAGCAATTCGTCCTGCGACTGGTTCAGTGCGTTTTGGTTGTCGAGCAGCGCCTGCAGCGATCCGTCGAGCGGATCGAAGCCAGCCTGGCGCAACTTGATGGCCGCTGCCGCCACGTCCTCGAAGCCCTGCGGTACGCCCTGCGCGATGGCGCGCACCTTCTCCAGCGCGGCGGCCCCTACGTCCAGGCCGCCGAAGACGTTGGCGAACTCCTTGCTGAGGTCGTCCAGGCGTTCACCAGTTGCGATGACAGCCTCGATTCCGTCCTTGACCTTCGAAAGGCCAACGAACGTCCCGACGGCAGCGAGCGCTGACCGCAGCCCGCTTAGCGAGTCGGCCGTCTTCTTGTAGCTGTCCGATTGGCGTCTGTTGTTGCGCTCGACCGATGCGGTCGTCTGGTCGGAAACCTTGGTGTTTGCGCGCAGGGCGTCGCTGATCGTGCGCAGCTTGCCGGTAATGCTGTCCTTTAGGTCGTAGACCGCTTGAACGACGCGATTCGCCATTAGATGAGCCCTGCCTGTTTGAGGGCGAAGTCGGATTCGCGCTCTAGTTCAATGGGAAGACGCTCGGCCCACGTATCGGCGCCGGTCTGCTGGATCGCGTCTTTGATGTACTGCGAGAGGATCGACGGGCCGAAGCGCTTGTCTATCGGCTCGCGCATCTGGCCGGCATAGCGGCCCTTGGTCATCATTCGTTTGGGACCGCCGGTGCGCTTCCAAATCTGTGGCGCACCCTGCGGCGAGTTCGTCAGGAAGCCGCCTTTCACCTTCTTGCGTCCGCTCGCCTTCAGTACCTGGACGCTCGCACCCTTCCACGATCCTCGGCCGCCGTACTCGATCAGGCTGATCGGTTTCTCGCGAACCTCGAACACGACTTGCGGGGAGTCGGGCGTCGGCTGCCGCTTCGTGACGATGGCAGCCTTCACTGCGCTAACCTTGAGGTTAACTGTGTCGACGATGGCGCGTGCCTGGCGCGTGACAATCGTTGCGCCCGCGCGACGCACTGCACGAGCTTCCGCCTTGGCCATTGCTGCCGCAGCGGTGCGATACGAGCGCTCAAGCTCACGTAGGCCGGCGACGGAGAACGTCATGCGACCACCTCCGCGAAGGTCTTTGCACGCGCCCGCGTCTCGGCAGGGATGGCGTCGCCTTCGACCTCGGACAACGCCTCTTGCACGAGCGCATGCGCCTCCTTCTCGACGTCGGCGGCGCGATCCGGTGAAGCCACGCGCGCAGCAATCCGCGACGGCAGAGAACGCAACTTGCCGCGCAGGTCAGCGATGACTGCCTCCCAGTGCTGCTCGACGATCGGTGTGCGCACTAGGTCGGCGCGCAGGTGGTCGGCCTCAAGCTCGACCTTGTCGGCCTGCGCTTTCGTCAGGCGCGCGCGCTCAACTGCATAGTCGTAAGCCTGGCCGTCGCTCGATACGCCGATGTCCGCATGCACGCGCTCGCGAAACCAGTCGCCAAGTCGATCGCACGGATAGCGACCCGAAGCGTCGCGGCTCGGGCCTTCGCCGGCTGCATCCAACTGCTGCAGGCGCCGAGCGCTCAAGCTGGTGAACGCTGCGGCCTGGGTTTGATTGATTGTCTCTCTCATGTGAACGAAATCCAGTGAAGTTCTGGCGCTACGGGATCCACGCGCCTCTTGCACCCGCTTGGAGCCAACTGGCGGGAAGGACCCAAGAGGGTGGGGTCGGTCACGGCCGCACCGTGTCCGCGACGGCGACCGGCCACTGATAGCCCGCGGGTAGATACCGCTGGATGGCTTCGCGTAGCGCGGACTGCGCCGCTGGCCGGCTCTTGTGCGCAACGATGGTGGCGACGAACTGATCGACCGTCAGGCCGCGTGCATGGGCCGCCTTGTGGATCGCGTCGTATTGAACGTCACTCACCACGACGGGCTGCCCCTTGTAGGTGATGGCGTACCCGCTGAATCGCTCGTCGACCGTCTCGCCTACGTGGATCGGCTTGTACTTCGGCATTGCTGCGTTCCCCGAGAGGTTGGGGACGGTCGCTCCATGGAGTTCCCAGGGCATGCCACGACCGCCCCCGTTACTGACCTGGCATGCCCTAGGGCAAGACTGGTCAGGCGGCCTTTGCGTGTTCGGAGATCGAGGCGGTCCAGCGGTCGCGCTGCTCGGTCAGTTGTTCCAGTTCCGCGGCCAGCTGCTTGTCATCGATGCGCCGGCCGTACCAGGTCTTCTTGGCGATGCTGTCGAGCGTGGCGCGCTTCGACTCGATGCGGGTGGTAAGCCACTGCACCTGCTCGCGTGCGCGCATGGCGTCGAATGGCGCAGCGGCTGGCGGAGCGACTACCGTGCTCAGCACTTCGACGATCTCCGCCTCGGTGAGGTGGTACGGCAAGCGGCCGCGCTCCTCGCTGGACAGCTGAGCCGACTTGGCGAGCAAGGTCGCAGGGTCGACGGCGCCATCGTAGAAAGTCGGATCGTTCTGCGCGAACTGTTTGAGATGAGGGCTGACCGTGCCGTCGAGGACGTCATCGATGCGGTGGATCGCCAGCAGTGGTGCCATTCCCGGTTGGTCGGCACCGCTGAGCCAGCTGGCTGTGTAGACCGCTTCGCGCAGGCGCTTGAGCAGTTTCCGGTTGTTACGCCAAAGCTCGGTGAGGCACTCGTCGATGTCCGCGTCAGCGAGTGCGCGATGGGCGGTGACCACGGCGCGTTCGCACATGACGATCCTGCCGCGGACACGGTTCCATGCGTCCGTCGCCTGGGCGAGTGCGGACTCAAGGAACATGATCTCGCCATCCGTCTCGGCGCGTGCGATCACGGCATCGCGGGCCGCTGACTTGGCCCGACCGGCTAGGGCGTCGAGCGGCTCGTCAGACGTAGCGAACGTGGCGACATCCGTCTCCAGTCGGCCGCGTGCGGCGCGAGCGTGGCTGAGCTTGGTTCCGATCTCATCCACTCGGCGCTTCAGGCGCAGGGCTTCGGAGTCGGCGTTGTTGAACTGCGCATGCGCTTCTTCGAGCGCGCGGCGTTGTGCTTTCATGGTGAATCTCCTTTCGGTAACGGGGTATCCCAATCTGCGTTGGGTATGGGTAGCGGCTGGGTAATGGCGTCGCACACGCCCGCCTCGAGTGCCTCGGTTGCCGAGAGGTATCGGCTTGTCTTCATCAGCATGCGCATGTCGTGGACGCTGATCCGGCGCCGCGCTGCCATCGTCTTGGCGATCTGATCGTCCCGGACGCGCAGAGCGGCAGAATGGGTTGCGAACTCATCCGCGTTGCCGCGCTTGGTGTTCCAAGATCGGTGTGTCATCCACGCGGCGTCCCGGCGCATGCACACGCGATGGGCCGCGCACGCGATAAGACTCGCGGCCGAATATGCGAACTTGTCGACGATCGCGATCACGCGCCCTGGGTGCGCCACAAGTGCGTTGTAGATGTTGACCGCGGAATGCTCATAGCCACCGGCACTCGCGATCCGCACTACGACCCCCGCGGCGTCCTTGTTGTCGTTGAGTGCGTCGACGATCACTCGGGCGTCAGCATGGCAATTCGCGCCACCAATAGGGCCGTAGACCCAAAGCACGAGCCTTGTGCCTTGGCGGTCCCAAATCCGCGGCTTGTCTTCGATGCCCATAGGAGCATCCACAAGGCGCAGCCGGGCTAGGGCTAGTGATCGCCTCTCCTCGTGGTCCTGCGTTATGTCGTCCAACTCAGCGCGAACATCCTCGTCGTGCCGGAAGGCGAGAACAGAGCGCGCCTGCAGGAATGCGCCGAAGTCTGCATGCGTCCAGGCGAGATGCGGGTTTGCATCCCAAATGGCGCGCGCTTCGGCTTCGGTCGTCACGGCTCGGCGTCCCCTCATCAAAAGGATCGCCGTGCATAACGCGGCACGGCATCGCGAGGACGGAAGCACAAGGACGGTTGCGGCTCCTCCTAATGCTTACGCCCTCGGTCATGCGGCCATCTTCAGCAACGGTTTAGTTTTCTCGCGCTCGGGATGCCACCACGTCTCCGCGCGATGCCCATGGCCTTGCGACCCACTCGCAAACTCGCCACTGGGTTGCATCGATTCCAGAATGGCCAGGGTCTCGCTCGCTTCCTGGCGAGCCTTCAAGAATTCGAACGCGGCGCGATCCAGCCATCTCCACAGCAGCCAGCCCGAACGCGTTTGCGGGATGCTGTGCATTACGTCGTCGATCGCTCGATCCCAATCGGCAGCGGGAATGCATGCGACGGCGTACCGGCGCACGTTCGGCCAGCGCGACCAGTCCTCCAACGCGAACAAGAGGAGCAGGTCAGCAAGTGGTCCCTTCAGGCTCTTGGATGCGAGCGCCAGTCGGGTAGTGCGAGAGGGGCGCACCAAGGGATACGCGGCCGTCTTCGGGGTACGTTGCCAGTGCTCGTGCTCTGTCACGTTGAACCGTTTCGCGCCGCGATGCGCGTTCGCGCGCTCCCACGCGAGCACTTCCTTGCGGACTATCTCGGGCTGTCGCTCCAACCATCCGCGATGTGCGAATTGGTTTACGCGCTCGAGTGTCTCGCTCTGTCGGCACATCGTGAGGCCAGGCGTTGCGGCCGGATTCGACTCGTTGCCGTTGCGAAGGAATCGACGCGCCTTGTCGACCGGGCATTCGATCGCACCCCATGCGCTACCGCAACCCCATGCCGATGCTAGAAGTCGAGACGCTCTGTCGATTGCTTCGCTGCTTTCGCCCCGTCCGGCGTCGGCCATCGCGCTATCTCCCGTCCATGCCAACGTGCGGGGCGGTCATGCGGCAGCCTCGCAGAGCTGGCAACCCTCGCCATCGCAGCGTGCGCAAGTGCGCCCATGCGCGCCTATGCGCGCCGAATCTGCATTGGCGCAGATAGGCGCAGGGGCAGCGCTCTGCGCGCGCCCATGTGCAGGGGTTATAGGGGATTGGCGCGCGCACACATTCGGCGCATCCGGCACCACGACAAGACGGCTCCGCATCTTCCGATCGGCGGTCTTGTAGATCTCGGCTTTGACGCACCCGTCACGCTGAAGTCGATTCAGCGCCGGCCAGAATCGGCGCCTTCCAGCTGCGCCGCGTAGAGCAGCAGGGAGGTCGTCGAGCGTTTCCAGCGCCTTCTGTGCGGTTGACGATCCGGTACGTGCATCGGGAACCGTTACGCCATGTGTGGCCGCCTCGATCAACGCCTTGAGCAACCCTTCGGAGTCATCTTCAGCGGGGTCTGTACCTGCCGCGGCCGCCCATGTGCTTGGCACCAGCACGCCATGCTGCGACCAGCTCAGCGTCAGCGGCTCGGCCAGGCGGCCAAGGTTGGACTTCTCTTGCACCAGTTGGACGGTCTGTCCGTCCGCCAGGAGCGCGAGCCGACTGCGCGCGGAGTTGTGCCAGGCCGTGGATCCGGAGTAGCTATTGCCCTGCGCGCCGTGACGTGCGGCGTTCTTGTCGATGTGCGCCAGGAGCAAAACGGCAGTGTCGTGATCGCGTGCAAGGCGAGCCAGCATCCGAACAAACGCGCGCACCATCCGGCGCTCGTTCTCGTTGCCGTCGAAGGCGTCGCTAGCGTTATCGATCACGACCAGTCGGGAGCCGGCCGCCAGTCCTCTGAGGTGCTCGAATCGCTCCGTGGGCAGGAAGATTCGCTCGCCCCCGTAGGGCGCGCGCTCCCTGCCGAGCGAGGCATCGCCGTCCGTCCCGTCTACAACGGTCAGGTTTGCCTCGATCAAGTCGTCGGGCAGCGAGTAAGCGGTAACGATTCGGCGCAAGCGATAGAGCACCAGCGGCGCCGGATCCTCGAGACTGACGAACACAACGGGACCGCCATCGACTTCGAATCCGGCCCACGGTCGCGAGGTGGCGACGTGCGCAGAGATCGTGAGCGCGCAAACTGACTTGCCGCTGCCGCCATGAGCTCCAAGCAGCGTCGCGGTGCCGGCGGGAATGATTCGCTCGACAACGAACCGAGGCGGCGGGAGTTCGGCTCGCATGAAGCCGGACAAATCCGCGACGACGAGCGAGCCCCCGCATTCATCCGCGTTGGCCGGCTCAATGTCACCCAATTGCTGGATCGCCCGTCGCTCAAGAGGTATGGCCACAGAGCACCTCCCTGGCTGCGTCGATACGGGCGCATGCGTCACAGAGGCGGCGGCAATCGTCGGCGTTGATCGGTTTACCGGCGACCGCGTCATGCGCGGCGATCTGAACGATCTTTGCTTCCAGCGCAAACACGTTGAGCGCTGCGCGCCATTGCGATTGGCGGGCATGCTCGCGAAGCGCTGCGCGCTCGGCGAAGGTCATCTCCGACGTAGGTCGGCGAACGAAAAGGTCGGCAAGCGTCAAACCCGTTGCGGCGACGACTTCGGCAGCCGAGCACGAGGCGAAACAGTGCAACAAAATTCTTCCATCATCGCCAGCAGTGATGGACAGCGAGGCGGTGCGGTCCTCGTGCGCCGGACACTTCGCCGTGTAGCCGCGCCCGGATTTGCGCACGCGCTCCAGACGGTCGAGGAATGCCTGCAATGGGTCAGTGACGACGGCTTGCAAACGCGGGCGCGGCTGCCCAGTGGTGTCGCGGGTCTGTGCGAGGCTCATGCGGCACCCCGCGGCGTGCCTACGCGCTGCCGGAGATCCGCAACCAGGACGCCAAGCGCGACAAGGTGGCGCTCGACGCCAACGATCCGCGACTCACTGATCGGCTGCAGGGGAAGGCTAGATGCGATTGCGTGCAGGCTCTCAGCCCCCGCAACGATGTCATCGACGACGGATCTAGCATCACGGGTGCGCGCTGCTCGGCGCGCGGCGAGGTCGACCGGAGCACTCATGCCGCGGCCTGCTGGTTCTGGGAAGCGATCCAGCGTTCGAATCCTGCGAGATCGATATAGATTCGGCGGCCTATGCGGCAACACGCCCCCGCAGCTTGCAGGCCGTTTGATTCGCGATTGAACAGCCACCATCTGACTTGGGCGGGGGTATAGCCTTCCTGCAGCGAGAACTCAGCTACGGGAAGGCGGCGCGGGCGAGCAGGCGTGTAGACCTCGTGCGCGGGAATTTTGGCGTCGCGAACGTCGCGCGCCAGATTCAGAGCTTTGCGGTTCATCGTTTGCCCTCATTCGACTGTGGGTCGGTGAGAGCACAGATTGGGCTTTTGCAGTTCGTGCCGTAAGGAGCGTGCAGAGGCAAATGTGCCTCAGAACGTTGTTGCTCTATTTCCTCTTAGAACGTTCGGAAAGCTTCAAGGCCTTTTTGGCGAGATCATCGTCGATCGCCTCGTTAAGCACTATCGAAGCTAACGCCGCGAGTACCGTTGGCGGCACACCGGGAAAAGCAGAAGTAAGATATTGGTTCAATCGTCGAATGAAGTAGCCCGTTCTTGCGCCGCGTTTCTTAGGCTGCGAATGGATTGGCCCTTCGGTGGATAAACGCTTGGCCGACTTTGCGATTCTCTCGAGAAGCACCTCTACAGTCGGGAATGAGCTTCTCGGGTTCGGCGTACCGTAATACGGATCGCACGAGAGTTCGGCGGCATCCTCTAGTGGTTTGATAATCTCGCGCTCCTCCTCGATCGTGAGCAATTCACTAACGCGTGCGTTCGCCAAGCCATGCCCGCCGCCGCGATAGTAGTCTGAACCTGTCTCTGCCATGAGATGGGCGAGGCGATTTGCGGTGCGCTCGATCTCATCGAATAAATTTTGATGAGCCTTCATGGTGCGTTTCGGTAGCGCGGTCCACTCCGCTAGCGTATGCAGACTAAGAAACCTAACTACATCTATAGCGATCTTCGGAGCTTTGACGCTCGCGAGCCATTCGTGCACAACATGGCGATCCGGATGATTATCAAAGCGATCGCCGACAGACTGCACCGCCTCCTCTGATATGCGAAAGGTCGCGCCCCAGATATTTACTTGCTCGCAGGCGAACATCATCGCATTGGAAATATGCACTTCGTCGCCATCTTCCGGTGAGATGTCTAGATCAATCTCCGCTCGAACCTTGTTTACTTTCATTCGCGCGCACCTCTGCGCCCTTCAAAGAGGGCCGCGCCAGCCGGGGAAGGTGTGCCCGGTGTTCGCCCCGTCGGGCTAGGCGCGGCTTATCGGTCAATCGTCGCAACGATTCCAGGGGCGCATCAACATTGCGTACATCTCCTGTGCGCTGATTGGTCCTCCACGGTGCGGCGCTGCGCGAGGAGATTCGAGTCGGGGCATTGGTCGGCGATTTCGGTATGCCTGGAAGTCGATGACTATCGCGCTCGGGGGCACCTCAGCGACATCCGCTGGCATTGCTTGTGCTGCTTCGCGCTCTCGCTGAGCAACTCTCCTCGCCGCACGTACTCGCCTTGTTTCCGCGCGTGCCGTCGCGATCTCTGCGCGTTCTCTCAGGTATTGCTCGAAATCTTCCAGCGTGCCCGGCGCATCCGAAAACGCTCGTCGAGCGCCCAGACATATGACGTCATGCCGCGCCGCGACATCCTCTTTCACGCGCGCGTAGCTGCGAAGCAATGCGTCTATCAGTTGCCTCCTTCCCTCGACCGCCTCCACCGCCGCTGGTAGCTGATCCTCGACGATGCTAGTGACTCGACATCCAATGCGCCGACGAAGCATGGCGAACACTGCGTGCTCAATCGCGCCCCGCCAGTGTTTAAAGGGCTCCAGCAAGTCCGTTACCACTTCGCGTATTTGGAAGTAGGCTTGATCGCTCATTGGATTAGGCTCCTTTCGCAGCCGGCGCGAGGGCGCGATTCATTGGTGCTCGCGGTGGCGCGCTCATGAATTCACCGCGCGCAGCGTCGTCTCCGATCGAGACTGTCCTGTCGGCTCGCCCAAAACATCATAGCCGCGTGAATTTAGCTCGTTGGTCGCACACCACTCGAACTCGGCAGCCTGTGAAA